GGCGGGCTGCGCGTCCTCGGGCAAGTCGCAGGCCTACGCCTTGTGGGCCATCGTGCAGTTTCTCTCCTCGCCCTGGAACACCTTGGTCCTGGTTACCTCGACCTCACTCAAGGAATCCCGCAAGCGTATCTGGGGCGCGATCACCGACCTGTGGCGCGCTGTCCCCGGTTTGCCCGGCAAGCTCGTGGACTCGGTCGGCATGATCCGGTTCGACGACGGCAGCGGTAAACAATACGGCGATCGGTGCGGCATCAGCTTGATCGCGGCCGAACGCAAGAAGGAGAAAGAAGCCATCGGCAAACTGGTCGGCATCAAGCAGCAGCGGGTTATCTTCATCGCCGATGAGTTGCCTGAACTGGGCGAGTCCATCCTCCAGGCCGCCTACACCAACTTGTCCAACAACCCGTTTTTCCAGCTCATCGGCATCGGCAACCCCGCGAGTTACTACGACCCCTTTGGCCAGTTCTCTACTCCTAAGAACGGTTGGGGCTCGATCACGGTCGAAGACGAAGAGTGGGAGACCGAGCGCGGGCGCTGCTTGCACTTCGACGCCCACAAGTCGCCCAACATTGTCGCCGGGCACGTGATCTATCCGTGGATGATTACCCCCGACAATCTTGCAGAAAGTGCAAGCAAACTGGGTCCGAATAGCCCTGGCTACTGGCGCATGTATCGCGGTTTCTGGTGCCCGACGGGATCAGAGGACTCGATCTACAGCGAGGCCGACATCATCAAACACGGGGCAGACCAGCGCGTAGAGTGGCTGGAGCCTCCAACTAAGGTTGCAGCCCTGGACCCTAGTTTCAGCGCCAACGGCGACCGCAGTATTCTTTACTTTGGTTTTGTCGGCTCAGATGTGAGCGGCAAGAAGGTGGTGTGCCTGGACCATTTCGAGGAGCTTCGCGAGGACGTGACCAACAAAAGCGAGCCGCGTTCGTTCCAGATCGCTCGTCAGTTTCGGGACAAGTGCGAGGCATGGGGTGTCGTTCCAAGACACGCGGCTTACGATGCCTCCGGGGGCGGCGCTCCCTTCGGCGACGTGGTCGATTCGGTCTGGTCCCGCGACGTGCTCCGCGTCCAGTTCGGCGGCAAGGCCAGCGACCGCCCTGTATCGTTAACCGATACTTCCTCGGCCCATGAGCGCTATTCGAACCGAGTGACCGAGTTGTGGTGGACCGGCAAGGAGTTGATCCGCAACAAACAGCTTTTTGGCGTGCCCCGCGACATGATCCGGGAGATGACCGAACGCCTCTATACCACCGAGAAGGGTATCGGCATGCGTATTCGGGTGGAGTCCAAGCAGGACATGAAGTCCAGGATCGGCAAGAGTCCGGATATTTCAGACGCCGCGTTTATCCTCTTAGAGCTGTGCCGGGTCCGCTGCGGCCTGATCCCCAGCGACAAGATCCCTTCCGACCCTTACAGCCAAAGAAATGGATATAAGAAATTCTTTCAAAAAGCCGATGTCGTGGCCAAGGCAGGGAGAAACCTTAATCAGAAGGGCCGCGCAATTTTTAACTTGCACAGGTGACAAACACCCATAATATATAACCTTATTCATGAGCGACGGACTCCGAAAAGCCAGAGAGTATTTTGACAAAGTTAAACCGCGCAGCAAAGGCAGCGCGGGCCGTGAGTCTGCTGAGCAATCGCGTGAGGAGTCTGTAAAGACTATCGCTAGGCGGCGTGAGAAAGTAGCGGAGCTAGATGCCATACGTAAAGAAAACCCCGGTTTTAGATTTAAGGATAACAAGGAGCGTGATCGCGCAGACAAACTTCAACCGGGCCCGAAAGACTATCCTGAATATAGTTATGATGCTCGGATGAGGAGCATGATGGTGCCAAAAGGTTTTGACGCTTATAAAAACACGGAGGGGGGTTATTTTCGGGGTAGGACTTCTGAGAATATTGGAGACGGTTTTTCGATAGGTATCGATTACCCCGGCAGCGTCATGAGGTTAAAGCCGCGTAAAAAGTAATGCTCCTCGTAATCCCTGTCAGCGAGGCCGATGTCCACATGGCCGATGACGTCATGGCGTTGATGAAGGCCTTCGGCCCTTATCAACACCATGACCTTCTCGTCGTTGGATCGACCGAAAACGCGAACGACGTGAACCGCATTCGTGAAGCAATTTCACCGATGTTCCGTAAATCTGAGGCGCATATTTTCGACTGCCCTGCCAAAGGATGGCCCCTCGGCCCGAATTACTATTTCCGCGCGTCCATCTTGCACATGTTTGCCAACGGCCTGCTCGACCAGCCTTGGTATTGGTTCGAGCTGGACAACACCCCGCTCAAGACCGCGTGGCTCGACGCGCTGCAGACCGAGTACAATTTGTCGCAGGCCATTTTCATGGGGCCAAAGCAGGCCACTTTTTACAAAGACAAGGACAACCAGCTTGTCATCGACGGCCACCACATGTGCGGCACCGCGATCTATCCGGGCGACTTCACCAATCGTTCGTCGCTCTGGAAGTTCGAGAATGGGACGGCGTTTGACGTTTGGATTCAGTGGGAAGTCCTCCCGCATCTGCACGACACCCAGCTCATGCAGCACAACTGGAAGACCCGCAATTACCGCCGAAAGAACGGGCAGATTATTTCCGACAACTTCGACATGCCCCACCCTGATCTTCAAACCAACAAACCGGTTTCTGCGGACGCGGTGGTGTGTCACGGGTGCAAAGACGGCAGCCTGGCCAAGCTCATTCTCGATGAACTCAGCGGCAAGTCCGCGAGCCTCACTCCTGAACCCGACCCCCTCGACTCTCCTGAAGCCGTGACCCCGCGTTTTGACACCGAGCAACTCGTTTTCCCGAAAACCCGCAAACGCATTAAAGTGCTTGAGGAGGCAGTATGAAGGACCGTCCCAATACCACGCAGCGTTCGTGGAGCAACTACGTCGGAGACAAACCTATCGAGCACAATAGAGGCACGGATTTCTACCGCGACTCCGCCGTTTATGGCCCCGGAGGCAACTCTTTTCAAAGCGCGCCAGAGGGCTATGAGGTTGATCGGACCACTGGTGGTATTCGCCGTAAACGTAACACCCGCTTAAACAAAGCTATGTCGGACCTAGGCGGTACGGCGGTCGGGGTGGATACAAACACTCGCATTGTATGATTCCGCGTCCTGGCCAAGGCAATACTCCAGAGTTTCGTAGAGCGCTCGAACAATGGAATAGAGATAATAACATCAGCACAACAGCCGAACCTGCTTGGAATGGTCGGACACGTGGACCGGAAAGTGTCCGGTGGTTGGATTGGGCAAGCGCAACGACCCAGACCACGGGCACGCAGCCTCCAGTTCCGGGCGGCGGTCTAGGTCTTAACCCCGGCGTGCGTCAGCCCCGGCAATCGCCCTCGGCTCTCGCTAGTTCAATGAACAGCTTTTCCAATGCGGGAGGCGCTGCGAACCAGTCTTCTTTAAACACCTCACCTTCGGCGACCTTAACTCAAGAAGATGAGGATGAAGATGAGCGTCAGCGCAACCGCTCGGCGCTAACTCGGAGCAGAGAAAGTTTGGTGTCTCCTAGCGCCAACAGCTTGTCTGCCGACCGGCGTCTTTCTGTCTCGGTGAACTTATGAACGCCACTGACACGCTTTTAGAGAACGTTTCGGAATCCGGTACTCCTCCGAGGGACCGCATCAAGGATTCGAAGTCGTTGCATGAGATCTACAAAAAGTTAAAAGACGCGGACGACAAATCATCCCGGAACAGGGCCGAGATCCAGGCTATGTTCGATGGCGTCCCTCCATACAGTGACTCCGATCTGATCGCCAGCGGGCAGGCCTACCGCTGCAACGTGAACTTTGACGAGGCTTCGGCCATTCTCGAAAGTTCCACGGCCGGTTACATCGACCTTATCCACTCGGTCGAGCATCTCCTGACTCTCAAAACCGAGTTCGGCGACTCCAAGAAACGTGCCGAGTACAACGACATCCTGGCTCAGGAATTGACGCGGGCTATACGTTCCTGGCCCCAGTTTCATTTCAACTACCAGCTTTTGGTCCAGAATTTTGTGGCCCACGGCGTCGGCATCGCCTACTGGGAGGACGACATCGACTGGCGTTGGCGGGTGTCGATGTTTGGCGATTTTCTAATCCCTCGCAAGACCTTGGCCTGCGAGGACGAGATTGAGGTCGCCATTTGCGTGCGCTCCTATCAGGTCCACCAGCTTTACAAGTTCATCGAGGACCCCGAAGCGGCGACCGACATGGGCTGGAATGTCGACGAGGTTCGCAAAGCCCTGGTCAAGGCAACCAATGGCTCCAACTCCATTGGCACTTTCACTGACTGGGAGGCGCTGCAGCGCGAGTTCAAGAACAACGACCTCTTTGCCGGAACAGCCGGTGCTTCGGAAGTCAAAGTCATTCACGCTTGGGTCAAGGAGTTTGACGGCACGGTGTCGTATTATATGACGCTGGAAAACAACGACGCCGAGAAATTCCTGTGTGTGAAGAAGAACCTGTATCGCCACGTCAATTCGGCTTTCGTGTTTTTCCCCTTTGGCATCGGAACCAACGGCTACTATCACTCAATTCGCGGCCTTGGTTATAAAATTTTCCCCCAGATCCAACTCAGCAATCGCCTCCGTTGCCAGATGGCTGACGGGGCGATGCTGAGTTCGACCCTTCTGCTCCAGCCCAGCGATGAGCAGGCACTGGAAGATCTGAACTTTACTTACTATGGACCTTACTCGGTCCTCGCTCCCGGCACTGTCAATGTCGTCGAGCGCGCCATGCCCGACGTCAGCAGGTCGGCTATGCCGTTCCTCGCCGATCTGGTGACGCAGATGCAGGTCAAGACCGGCGTCTATGAGGGAGCTAAGTCAGCCATCAACGACAACCGAGAGAAAACCAAGCTCGAGACTCAGGCCATTCTTTCCGGACAGGCTCGTCTGTCACTGGCTGCTCTGAACCTATTTTATGAACCCTGGGGCCGGGTGCTCAAGGAGACCGTGCGGCGTTTTGTCTGCGGGTGCTACGTGGCGGGCGAGGCCGGTAGCCGCGAAATTCTTGAATTCAAGGAGCGTTGCTACATGCGGGGAGTTCCTCCGGAAGCCATCGCTTCAATTGACATCGATTCCGTGCGCCCAGTGCGCGCGATCGGCTCGGGGTCCGAAGCGGCTCGCCTTCTGGCCACCGACGAACTTACGCAGCTCATGCCTGGCTTTGATGAATACGGGCGCAAGGCCGCTATTCGCGACCGCGTCGCTGCACGTTTCGGATATGACTTGGCGGATCGCTACGCCCCGCCTCCGGATGCGGAGTCCCGCCCGGTCATCGACGTCAAGGTGGCCATGCTCGAAAACAACGAGATGCGCTCGGGTTCGGAGATTCAGATTCTCCCCAACGAGAATCACCTCGAACACGCCAAGGTCCATTTGGCCGCTCTTGGCGAAGTGGCGCAGTCAGTCGACGAGGGCGCAGTCACTCCGGAGGAAGTAGTCGGATTCTTGGTCACCGTGTTCGGGCACACCACCCAGCACGTCGAGTATGTGTCGCAGGACACGACGATCCCCGAAGAGGGCGCTATGCTGCGCCAGGCTTTGCAGCAGTTCGGAGAAATCGTCAACAACAGCGTCAAGCACGTCCAAAAACTTCAGGAACAACCCCGGCAAGATCAGGGTGGGCAACCGCAACAGCAGCAGCAGAACGACGATTTTGCCATTCGGTTGCAGCAGAAGCTGCAGGAACATCAGATAAAACTGCAGATGATGCAGGAAGTTCACAGCGCAAAACTCAACATGCGCGCCGCCGAGATTCGCCAGAAGATGGCTCTTCGCGATGCGGAAGTGGCAAGCAAGATCAGCCAACCCCGTTTCTAGGATGCAAGTAAACAAACCGCGCAGGATTCAGCAGGGCGAGCCTGGCCACGGACGTAAGAAATTCAAGGTGCTCGCTTCCGAAGGGGGTAAGACCAAATCGATTATGTTCGGCGACCCGAACATGACTATTAAGAAAAACATTCCGGAACGCCGCAAATCTTTCCGTGCTCGACACGGCTGCGACACCAAAAATCACAGCAAACTTAGTGCAGCCTATTGGGCCTGCAAAGCTTGGTAATGACTCTAAAAGAATGGAATGAAGATCCGGAACTCCGGATGTCACTACGACGAGCGTTAGCTTCTGCGCCTATGCGCGATGCCCTCGAAGTTCTTTTACACAGCAACTTCCCGCGTATGGCTCCGTCCGCAGGAACCGACGCCATGACTTCGGCTGCTTTGCAACATGCGCGCAATGCAGGCTACTACGATTTTCACCGGGCTTTGCAGAAGCTCACCGAAGAACCCACGGACCCGCGTAAGAAGCTTCCCGAGCCGTGGGAAAACACCTTCCAACAATAATTTATGTCTAACGAAACCGAGGCCGCACCGGCCCAAGCTGAACCTACATCGATGCCGTCCCCCACCCAGGAGACGCCTTCGTCCACCGTCGACAATGTACCGCAATCTGATGGCGACTTCGCCACTTGGCTGACCGACCGCCTCGAAAAGTTCGAGAAGGGGGAAGAGACTCCTCCGTGGGAGCAAAAACAGGCAGGGGAAGTCGAGGCAGAGCAGGAGGAAGGTAAAACTTCGGAGGAGACGCCAGAAACCAAGGAAGAAGAACCCGCCAAGGAATCAGAACCGGAGCAAGAGACTGAGGACGATGAAGAGTCCAAGAACATGTCTGCGTCCGCCGGAGCCAAGTTCAAGGAACTCAAGTCCGAGTTAAAGACCTACAAGTCCCGGGTAGCCGAACTGGAAAAAACCGTCGAGGAAGCCAAGTCTGGCTCCCAAAATTCCGAAGAACTGGAGCAACTGCGCTCTCAGTTGAGCGAGTATGAACAGGAGATTGCTATAACCCGTGTGGAGGCAACCCCCGAATTCAAGCGCGCTGTTCTGGAGCCCACCCAAGCTATTTTGGACTCGGCCGCCGCTCTGGCTTCCAAATACAAAATTGATACCCGCAAACTCGTCAGCGCCCTACACGATGAATCGGTCTCTGAAGGCAGTGACGCCCTGACTGAAATGGCCGCTGATTTCAGCGAGCGGGATCGCATCCGTCTTTACCGTATGTCGGACGACTTGTCTGACGTCTCTAAGCGCCGGGACTTTTTGCGCTCGAATGCATCCGCCGCGATGCAGGAGATGGAACAACGTCGCGCTGTTTACGAAGCCGAGCAGTCCAAAGCCGCCGTTGCCGAAATGGGCGCAGCCGTCGACCGCACTTGGAATGAGCTTTTCGGCGACAAGACGTTTGTCACAGCTTTGGACTCCAAAGTGGTGGAGGACGCACGTCGCTTCGCCAAAGAGACTAATTACTTTGACGCCCCTCCGGATGAACGTGCCTACGCCGTCTATTCCGGACTGCTCTTGCCGCATGTTGTCGGCCAGTTGGGCGAGGCCAACGCCAAGGTTGCCGATTTGGAGAAGGCTCTTTCCAAATATAAAAAGGCTACCCCCAAAGTATCCGGCAACGCGGATACCAGCGTTCCGGATACCGGAACCGGAGGGTTTCTTGAGGCGATCGAGAAAAGATTCGGTTGAGTCTAACTTTTATTTGACGGGTGACAAACACCCATTATAGTAACTTCGTTCTAGCATGAGGAACTGAAACTCATGCGGGTTCGCTCGGGACCATAACCTCGTTCTAGCAGTCACAATTTGTAGAGCTTAAACGGCGGGTCCTCATGGCCTGCCTCCTCCCTGGCTCGGGACGGAGAAATCCACGGCACGAAAACCGCAGGCACAAAGTGTGCCCCGCGACCATTTCGCGCCAAACCCGAAACCTAAACATTTCCTTAAGGAGGAATATTTATGGCTTATGATATCAATGAGTGGCTGGCGACGGAGAGCGGACGCATCGGCCCTGACATTTACAAGAAATCGCTCAACACAAGTCCTTGGTTGAAACTGGTTGAACAGGAAACTTGGCCCGATCAAATGGGTTACGAAGTCTCCGTGTTGACCTACTCCCGTTCGCTGCCGGAAACGGCTCTTTCGTGGGGTAACGTCGGATTCAGCACCGGCACCGGTTCTGGCTCCTGCGTGCCTTCGGCCTCGGTCGTCAACTTCTACCAGAAGCTGGCTACCTACAACCTCCAGCAGACGGCGATTCAGTCGCCCGCGATCTGCGTTAACGATCTTCGTTACTCCTGGAGGGCTAAAGATCAGCTCAGCCACGTGTTCCGTATTCTCACCGAGAATACCAGCTATGCGTGGAAAAACCGCTACCGTGACGAGTACGTCCGTATCGCCAACCACAAGATGGTTGTCACCAGCGCGCTGCCCGAGAATTCGGCTGCGTTCCCGACCACCATCCCGACGTCGAAACTGGTTCAGCCGGTCCTGGATAAGGTCCGCATGAGCCTCATTCGCGACGGCGCTGGCAACGACCCGCTCGGCCGCGAAAACGGCACGCCGGTCTTCGGTCTGATCTGCTCCAGCGAAACCTCCTACGACCTGATCCGCAGTATTTCTACGGATCGCGAGGACTATCGCTACAGCACCAAGGCCAACGACCTGCTCGCTCCGCTCGGTGTGGAACGGACCTACAAAGGTTTTTACCACATCATCGACGACTTCATGCCCCGCTACAACTTCGTCAGCGGTGCCTGGGTCGAAGTGCAGCCGTACGTCAAGCAGACGGTCGGCGGCGTCACCGAATGGGTCGTTAATCCGGCCTACGAGGGCGCGCACTTCGAAGTCTCGATCGTGTTCCACAAGGACGTGTTCAAGTCGGTCATCCCGGCCCCGATCACTAATCCTGGCGGCAACACTAAGTTCGACGCCGTGAGCTATCGCGGTGACTTCAAGTGGCTCAACATCCGCGACCGCAACGAGAACCCGGATGGCACCATCGGATACTTCCGTGGCGTCCTGTCCTCGGGCTCGAAGCCGGTTCGTCCGGAGTGGGGTTACGCGATCATGCACGCGCGTTGCCCGGGTAAGGCTGCCGACCTCGGTCTGGTCGCCTGCAGCTAAGTAGTTAGTTCATGTTGTTGGGGGAGGGTGTAACAGCCCTCCCCCTCCAACCTTCAAACAATGGCCGAACCTTATATCGTCGACAATGTGGTCCACCCAGTCAAAGACGACTGGGCGGCCGTCGTTAAAATCAACGAACCTGATACCAACCCCGCCACGCCTCGTGATATTACCGGCTGGGAATTTTATCTGGTCATCACCAAAGACCTGAACTGGGCCGACGACGAGGCCTACATTTTTAAGACTTTCACTCCTTCCGACCCCGAGTCGGGAGAGATCACTCTCTCAGTCCCGGCAGAGGAATTCATTGAGCCGGGCAAGTATTATCGCGGTATCAAGGTCAAGACGGCTTCGGGCACCCGCGCCACGCTAGTCTCCGGAACCTTTGAACTTGTGGCCGCCGGACCCAAGGCCGTCTAGATGCAACTCAAGGTTTACGAGATCACTTGGGGTGAAACCCAGACTGCTACCGGGGCTATTGCCGGTAATGTGGTCTCGTACGACATTACCTTCTCCGATCAAGGCGTCCAAGGCCAAGCCGGGCCAACCGGGGCGCAAGGGCCAACCGGGGCGCAAGGGCCAGCGGGAACGGGCATCGAGACGCTGACCACGGCGGGCGACTTGCTCACACGCAACGACACACAGGCCATTCGCCTTGGCATCGGCACAACGGGCCAGATCCTCAAAGTAT